AAAAAAATTGTTAATAAATGCTAGAATTATTTATAATTCTAGTCATTATAATAATTTTTTTATAAAAAATTGAAATTTAATTATTATATAGTTTATAATAATTAAATTAATAAAAACACACTTGAAACAGAAACAAAACAATGATTCACCCAAGTGATTACAAATTCGAAGCTCGTAAATACACAATTAAAACAACAAGAGTTTCAAATGCAATTCCTTTTATTGTTGTAATTATTGTTGTAATTATTGTTGTAATACTTTAAACACGATTATTCATTAAATACCAACGCACCGATACCATAAGATATTCTTAACAAGTTATATTGAACCGCGTAACATTTGAAAGAAATGGGGTTTTGATAATTAACAATTTTATTTAATTTTAGTTGAAGATATGCATCATCAATTTTACTAAAATTCATTGAACCAGATGGTTGAATTTCTTTAGGATTTAATGCAAATGAATATATATATATTCCATTTTCATTACCTAAACTATATTGATATCTGGGAATATATGTATAATATTCAATACTATCAAGATCCATTCTATTAATAGAATTCACGACTAATGAATTTTTAATAATTAAATCTTCATTATTATCAGTATATGGGTTGGTTGTATAATTAAAGTAATCATTATTATTATAATTTGAAATTAATAGACCTCTCCACACTAATAATTTAACTGGATTTATTAAAGGAAGTTTATATCCATAATTCATTGAATAAATAATTTGATCAGAAACCGTTTGAATAACTGGTATTAAATACTCATGACTATTATTTAAAAATTTAGCTCTTTCAAAATTATCTAAATAAATATAATCAACTAGTATAAATGAATTTATTAATGATGGTTTATTAAATTTAAAATAATCGTTATTTTGAACAATCACGGAACCTGAACTAATATTCATCATATATTGACTATTATATCCAATAAGATTATATGATGATAATGTATTATTAGGAGGAACTATAAATGTGCCTTTAATTGGATTATAATAAAGATATTGATTGATAGGATCAAAATATACAAATTCACCAATTATTTTATTATTTTGATAGTTTTGATAAAAATATTCACCAGGTTGATATATACATATATTATTAGTTACAGTTAAATAATGTGATGGTGAAATATTATAACATTTATTTATATCGTTAAATTGAACATTAATTCTAATATCGTTATGAACTAATGCAATTAATGGTAATGCTAAACCAGTATCTAAACAAAACCAGAAACTTAAAGGAATATAAAGTATTGTAGAGTTTTTTGTTTGTGAATAATTAGTTAATTCTGGGATATTACCTATCATTTTGTTATAGCTTTTCAATGTAGATTTTTTACGTGTTAATTCATTCCAAATATTAATCCAGTCACCATAATGTCTATCAATTATATATCCACCAATTTCTACTTCAATATAATTAATTAATGCAATACCAATTTTATTTACCCAAGAAAATTTACTATTATTAGTAAAGTTTTCCATTTGAATATTAGGTAATTCAACATATAAAAACATTGAACTTAATAAATCTGCGTTTTTAGCTAAATTAATTGTACATTTAGCACCAAAATCAGGTATAGTTTTAAAATATTGTGGTATTGGTTCAACCGAAAAATTTGTATAACGTTTATATGCTATTTTAAAAAAAGTTATTTCTGGTTGTGCAGAAAGATAAATATTTTCTTTCCCAACAGAAACTAAAATTAATAGACCTAATCCCATTATATATTAATTAGAAATTCATCTTTATATTATATATAATTATATATAATATAAATAACTTAATTTATATTTCATTACCTTCAATTGCTTGTTCTGCAAGAGATCTTAATAGTCCAAGTCCAACCATTTGTTTTCCAAAAACACGATTTGTTTTTTCATCACGTTCTCTAGTTAATTGTTCAAGTTCGCGTAAATTTAATGTTTCCTTTACATTATCACCCATATTTAAAACTAAATTGGAATATTCACTAATAACCTTGAATCCTCGTTTTAAATTCTTTTCTGATTCTTGTAATTTATCTAAAAATGAAACTAATTTTGCTCTGTCGTCAGGTTGAAGTGCTTTATTTGATTTAGTTAAAATATCTTCATAATATTCAAAATATTTTTTAAGAACTTGATGGGTATATCTAAATTCTTTATCATCAATGAATGGATTACCTCCAATTTGTTTTGTAATTTGACCACCACCAGTCATAACACCCTCGGCACCACGTGGACCAATTAACATTCTTACTCTAGATTGCATATCTAAAAATAAGTTTTCTAATCTATTAAATTGTGATAATGGTGCAATTTGAGAATAAGCTCCTTTATAATTGTGTGGTAAATTTATTCCTAATCCAAACCTAGCTAATGTAGTTGAACTTAGTCTGCTACTTAATATAGCATGTTTATCAGATTCATTTTCTATATAATTAGAATTAATTATTGCTGGTTCACTATTAACATATTTAGCCAATTCATTTATAAATTTCTTTAATGGATCATTTTCTTTAATCTTTTTAACTTGATCTGGTGTGAATTCGTTATCTTTGTTAATTTGATTAATCCATTCATTAAAATCACCTAATGAATTAATATGTATATGTAATTCACTAACATATACACGGTGTTTAGGGATTTTAAGGACTTTAATAAAATTATTTATATATTGAGGTGACATTAATTTAATTTCGTTCCCAACATTCCAATTATAAGTCTTATTTTCTAAAATTTGTTTACATTGCTCATTATTTTTCCCTGCTAAACAAGACTCTATAAATTCAGCACACGTATCAATATTATCTGGGTTTGAACCATCACCATAAAACCCTGTTGCTTTGCATGTATATTTGTCAACATAATCTAAATGTATTTCTTTTCCTTCTTTATTTTTATCATCGCTACGATATAATTTACCATCATTTTTCCTAATATATTCTTTTGCTGAAATTTTATCAGTTGGTTTAAACCAAAAATCATCATCACTTTTACTAGTTGTTGATTCATCAAAATCAAGTGATGCTAAATATTTTTTATATTGATATGTAAATCTTTTATTATTAGTTTTGTTGTATAATTTATTATTTAAAACATCGTGTAATACCTTAAATAACTTTTGAAAATTATTTATAGGTGATGATAATGTCATTTGATTGTTAATTTCACCTATAATATCAACACCAGGTATTATGGTGGATCCTAAAGTTACATTTGAAACCGATGTGTCAAATAGATTTTTAAAAAAATCTTGTTGGATGCTTATTGATGACCCAGATACACTATATAATAATTTTGCAATCTCATATATTATTCTTTCATCATTATTCGAATTTTCATTTCTTCTTAATTCTTCAAATAATATTTTACAATTTTTATTATTATCACTAATTTGTTTGTTTGCATGTAAAAATAAATCTGCAAAAAACATGACCCATTCTTTATGAATATTTTTTTTGTTCGCACTGTCAGCGACAAAATCATCAAAATATTCATTCTGCATATATTTTCTTGGTTCCTTTTCAAAGACAGGAATGTCAAAGAAAAATTTTGCAGATTTCCTGTCATCTCTTATTCTTTGAAGATAATGAAAAAATAAGTTTATTCTATTATCATCTGTATCACAAAATAATGGTAAATATTTTCTATCAAACATTTATATATATATATTATGTTATAGAAAATAAAATTTTAAAAATAATTTAATTTAAAATTTTTAAATTAAATTATTTTTAAAATTTTATTTCTAATATATTATAAGATATTATGTTTAATATGGTAAACTCACCATTCTTAGAGAAAAAAATTGTTGTATTTATAATCGGTATTATAATTGGTATTATAGTTTTTTCTTTAATTAATAATAGTTTTCCTTCATTTTTAAAATGTAGCGATACTGAAAAATTCACTCAAGAAGAAGCAAAACCAGAACCACCGCAAAATATACAAATAAACTCAGTCCCAGCAGTTCAACCAATAATATCTAACCCAATGATTAAAATGAATAATCCATCAGACAATATTTATACAAACCAACCTTCGCAAAATAATAATTTACCATCTGGATATGATTCAAATAAATCATTTGCTTGTGTAAATATGACACAAGGAAACCAACAACCAGTTGCTAATAATTTATCAAATACTAATAATAATAATAATATTCCTTTACCTTGTACAAATGATGATGATAAAAATTATGCTAGTTTCCAACCAAGTCAGCCAAGTGTTCCATTACCAACCCAAATGAAACCAAATATTGCGCCAGTAATGCAAGCACCAGTAATGCAAGCACCTGCAGAAAAAGAAGAAGAAGAATATAGTGAAGATGAATCACCAACTGAAATGGAAAATAATAAACCACCACAAGTATCAACCGTTCCAATTAGTAATAAATCAATTAGATTTTATAACTTTAATACATCATGGTGCGGATGGTCTACCAAATTTCAACCAGAATGGGATAAATTTATGAATATTGTAAGATCTAATCCTAAATTAAATAATATGGTTGATGTTCAAGACGTAAAATGTGATAATGATGCTAATAAACAATTATGTGCTGAAAATGATGTTCAAGGGTTCCCAACTGTAATTATTAAATATAATGATAAAACAATAAATTATGACGGACCACGAACCGTAGATGGTTTAATGGATGTTATCAATAAAATTGGTAATATATAAATTATCCAATTATTTTATTAGAAACTGTATAAAGTTCCTCATAAAATTCTAATTGTTTCATTCTATTCCTGTCTATACCATGATATCCCAATAAAGCACCATACCATGAACCGCCAATTGCTGCAGTTGTATCATTATCACCTGGGTGAATAGCAACCAACGCAACGAATGAATCCCAACTATATTCTATATTATTAAAATCTAATTTAATTGAACCAGGTGTATTTATTGATAATAATAAACAATCATATGCATAAATACAACTATCTAGACCTGTTGCACCTATTTGATACCATTCAAAATTTTCAAGTTCATCAAAATGTTTACCTTTAGATAATTGATTTTTAATTGTACTATTTGGTGAGAATCCTAATAAAAATTCAGTTCTTTCATTTGGATAAATAAAATTACTTGATGTATTTTTATATATTAATTTAGATATTCTTGTTTCTTGATATTTTTTCCAATATCCAATATAATTATCTAATTCTTCTGAAGAATAATATTTTTGAATTATTTTATTTTCATATAATTCTAATAATTTTTCACACCATTTCCATGGTTTAATATCATTCATTGCAAAAGCTGTAAATAATGCTGTAACCATGCCTCCTAAAAATCCTATATAATAATTATGAGTTAATCTAGATGCAATTAATGATTCTTCAATAACTTTTTCTATATTTTTATACCAATAAAGACCAATTGGTCCAGTTCTCATAGCAGCACCATTTCCTCCCATATTAGAATTAACTTTCAATTTTGAAGTATTATTATGTTTTAAAAAACTTAAACTTTCTATTGTAGTAACTCCAGGGACTCTTTTTTTATCTTTTAAAATATCTAAATAATATAAATATTGTGCTTTATATTTCTCTTCACCACCACCATCAGAACACGCTTTTGCGGTTGCTAAAATTAATATTGTATCATCTGAAGCATCCCAACCTGTAATGTCAATATTTGATCCACCTAAAACCATATAATGATGTAATAAAAAAGTCCATATTTTAAGATACATTGAACTAGTATTAACTGTATATTTATAATTAAATTCCCATTCAGTATTTTTAAATCCAATAGTTTCTAAATAAGATGCAATCATTAAACTTGCTTCAATCTTTTCACTAATTTCAACCATATTATATAATATTAGAAACTATTTAAACCATTTTTTTTATAATATAATTATATGTCAAAGATTGAAATTGATTTTAATAGTATAAAGTATAATTTATATGAGATACTTAATGTAAGTAAAAATGCAGATGATGCAAAAATCAGGAAAAGTTTTATGAAAATTATTAAAACTTTTCATCCTGATAAAAATTCAGAATTAGAAGAAGATATATATTATCATATTATTCTTGCAAATCAAATATTACTTAATAAAGAATCTAGGAAAAAATATGATAGTTTTATTGAAGATAATGCAGATACATATTTTGAATTGAAAGACAATTTTAATAAAACAAAGAAAGAAATTAATATTGATAATGATAAAGGATCAAATATAAATTTATTTAATTATAAAATTTGTGAATTAAATAAAAAACATGGTTATGATAGTAATATAGATAATATTTCTATTACTGAAAAATTTAATAAAGCAAAAGAAAAAAGAGAAATGAATGAAGTTAAAATTGATAAAGAAACATTTGTTGATACAACAGATTTTAATAATAAATTTGAATATAATAAAGTAGA